TCGGCCACGGCCTCGGAGAACGTCAGGCGATCGTCGGCCAGATGGCCCGCGAGCCGGTTGACCTCGGCGCGCAGGACCGGCGCGACCAGGCGTCGGAAATCAGCCGCGAAGCGGCCAGGGGTCTCCCCACCCATGGCCGTCACACCCCGTGGGTTGGCGGCGGTTCTTCGATCTGGTCGAGTAGCACGCGCGCGGCCTCGGCCACCCACTGGGCGAGGGTGAGCCTCCGGCGCAGGGCGTCATATTTGACGCGGAAGTAAAGATCGGCGGGCACGGCAGCGTAAAGCACCCGCGCTTCAGGTGTTGCCGACATTTTCTTATCCATTATTGTGGCTATTATTCTAGATTACTATGCGGATGTCGTCAACCGTACGGAGCCGTCATTCCGGTGGCCACACCGATCGCGGCGGCGGCGGGCAGTCGCGCGCGAGTTCCGCGAGCCGCTCGATCCACGCCAGGATCTCGGCGGGGACCGGGAACCGGCCCGATCGCCAGCGGCGGACGGTGGAGGATGAATTTTCGGACACGTCTGCCAGCGCCTGCGTCGTCCAGCGGAGGTCGTTCATGGCCACGATGAGCCTGGTGTGGTGGTCGAGGGGGACCGGTGGACCGGACGCGACCACGCGCCCGTCCCGGGGGCACAGGCCCCCGTGGTATGGGGCGCCCGGCATCTCACCACAGTCCTCGCCGCGGCGTGAGCCGCAGAACGTGCATTCACTCATGGGGTCTCCTCAGTGGCCCAGACTCCTGGGCGGGCGCGGTTTGGGGGATGGTCGCATCATGATGAGCCACATCACCGTGGCCACGATCACGCCGATGGCCCCGGTGATGGCTTCCGCCAACAGGATGCCGCCCGCGATGGTCAGCACTGGGCCTCTCCGTTCAGCAGCGCGGCCAGCGCCTCGGCCTCGCGGAGCGCGACCTGGTAGGCGCAGCGGTCGGTGCTGCCGACGTTCAGCCCGCCGGAGTAGGACACGATCCGGACGAGGTGTTTGGCGCGGTCGCTGATCATCTTCGGCATGCCGAGACCATCGGTCTCGACCACCGCGACGTTGCGGCGGACGTGCGTCCATTTGCCCTTTGACTGGGCGGAAGATGTCATGACGACGAAGCGGTGGGTGGTGGTGTTCATGTTCGCGTCCTTCGCGGTGGGGACCCGCCCCCGAGGGGCGGGCCGGTTGGTGGTCAGCCGAGAACCTCGTCATCCACGACGAGCATGTCGTTGGTATGCTGATCGATCAGCCGGGTCAGGCCGGCGACGAACGCCCGCATGTCCTTTTCGGTGACGAAGCACACCCCGAGGGCCATTTCGCCGTCGAACGTCTTGCTGCCGTCCGTCAGGATGTGTTCGATGATTTGCAGTGTGTTGGTCATTATCGCGTCCTTCGCGGTGTTTCCCGGCACCCCGTGTGCCCGGCCCAGGCGTTATGAACGATCAGCGGATGAGCGTCAACGACTTTTTACGGATTATTTTCGGCGAAGGTGTGTTGCTGTCGGTGCCGGCGCTGTCCTGGTCGCGGCAAAAGCGGCAAGTCTGAAGGTAGGAGTAAGCCATTTTCAGTGTCGTCCTGGTCATGGCGTGTCCACCAGTTCCAGTCAGACCTTGATCCGCTCGATGTCGCCGCCGAGATCCTCGCTCATCTCACCGCCTCCAGCCGGCGCCGGCGGCGAGGGGATGATCGGCGTGGGGTCGGGAATCGTCGTGCCCGGTGAGCCAGGCGGCAGGGCGCGCGGCAGCGGGCGATACTGCGTCCAGGTGACGTGCGCGATTATGTGCGGGGTAGCCATGGTCGAGCGTTCCTCTCGATTGGTGGTCAGGGCCGCGTCGGTGTTAGCTGCACCGGCCAGCCGGCCCTATTGCGCCATCCCGGCTTACTTCTCAACAACTTCGTCGGGCTCGTAACACAGGAAAATCCCGCCCGGCCCCTTGACGTTCATATTTCGGCCAGGGCGGCGAGCGCCTGTTCCGGCGAGCGGGCGATGATGTAGACGCCCCCGGCCCGCTCCCACGCCGCCGCAAAGCGGCGTTGCGCCACGCTGGCGCGACCGGTCAGCGTCTTGACCTCGATGGCCACGGCGCGGCCCCGCAGGCAGCCCATGATGTCGCCAGACCCCACGAGGCCATATCTGATCCAGTCGCCGGATCGCATCTGCGTGACCCCGGTGTTGTTGCGGTAGAACAGCGAGCCGGGCAGCGCGGAGACCGCGACGAGCGTGGCGCGCATGATCTCGGTCTCAGTCACCCGAACAGATCCGCCTGCTTCCTGGACGCCGGGCGCGGCTGGTTGGTCCCCCAGTTCGCTTCGCACACATGGCCGCAGAACCAGCCGTAGACCTCGGTCGCGCGGTCGGGCGCGGTGAGCGGCACGCGTCGGCTCGCGCTGTGCGCGCCGCAGAACCCGCAGCAGTAGTGCGGCGTGGCGCATCCCGCGATCATCTCGCGGAGGGCTTTGGCGCAGTACGTCTCGTCACCGATCGGGCCGTGCGCCCTGATCACCGCGTCCAGCGCGTCCTGTAACGCCTGGCGGCGCGCGTCGGCGGTCACGCGGGCCGCTTCGCCTGCCGGGCGAGCATCACATGCCGCGTCCAGCCCGGGTGATACCCCCGGGCTTTGCGGATCATGTCCACTCGCTCGTGGGTGTTCGCCTTGTCCATCAGGTCCTTGTACTCGGCCCCACGCGCCAGCACGATGTCGATCCCCCCCGCCCACGCGGGGGTGCGGGTGAACACCTCCAGGGTGCCCGGCACGACCGGGGGCGGCGTCACGACCGATGGCTCCTCGCCGTTCTCGGCGTTCAGCAGGCAGCCCTCTTCGCCCGCGTCGTCGCACTCCTGGCCGATTTTCCAGCCCGCGCCGATCCGGAACACGCGGTAGCACCGGAAGCACGTCGCGGTCGGCGCCACGCCCGGAGGTTTGCCGCTGAGTGTCCACGCCCGGTCGGCGTCGGGCATGCCATGCGCGTCGACGCAGTTCACGTGATCGAGGATCAGCGCGCGGCTGTTGTCGCGTTTCAGCCGCAACGTGCGCCCGATCCACTGCAAGTACATCGCGAGGCTCTTGGTCTTTCGCAGCAGGATCGCGCCCGAGACGGCTGGGATGTCCAGCCCCTCGCCGACGATCATGCAGCTTGTCAGCAATTCGGTGTTGCCGTTGGCGAGACCGGCGATGCGCGCCGCGCGTTCAGCTGGCGGCGTGTCGCCGTCGACCGAGACCGCCTTGATGCCGGCTGCCGCCGCCGCCGCCGCGACGTTCTCGGCGTGGCTGACACGGACGCAAAATGCGATCGCCGGTCGCCCACCCAGATAGGATTTGTAATGCTCGATCACGTCGCCGGTTATGCGCGGCTTGTCCGTCGCCGCGGCCAGTTGCTCGACATTGTAGTCGCCCAGCACGGTGCTGACGCCGCTCATGTCGATATCGACCGGCGGCGCTCTATAGTCGAAGTCGGCCAGCCACCCGGCGTCGATCAGCGCGCGGGTGCCCGGCCCGACGATCATCGTGTCGAACACCTCGCCGAGGCCCCTGCCGTCGAGCCGCAGCGGAGTCGCCGTCGCGCCCAGCACGCGCGCGTTCGGCCAGTAGTCCGCGATACGTTTGTATGATGTCGAAACGACGTGATGAGCCTCATCGAAAAACAACAGATCCGGCGGATTTATTATGCGGTGCAACCGCCGCGTGAGCGTCTGCACCATCGCTATTTGCACCGGCTCCTCGGTGCGCGGCCAGCCGGGTTGAATCCGCCCGTGCGGCACGCTCATCTCGGAGAGCGACCCGGATAGCTGGGTCAGCAACTCGTCCCGGTGAACGACGAGGATGATACGATTGCCGCGCGCCGCCGCGTGATAGGCGACATAGGCCAGGATGACGGCCTTGCCCGACCCGGTGGGCGCCACGATCAGCACGCGGCGGTTGGCGCGGAAAGCCTCGCGGGTATGCCCTACGAGGATCTCCTGGTAGGGCCGGAGATCAAACACCAGCCTCACCGCCCCGAGGGGTGTCCGTCATGGCGCCCAGTTCGCCGATCGGGATCATGGGTCGCACCGGATCAGCGGCGCCTGCCCGGCGCCGCAACAATCGCACGACCAGAAGAGGTGTGGGTCGTCGCGCGAATTTACCTCGGCGACGGGCCGCGCCTCGATACATGCGCCTTCTTCGAACCAGTCCCAATTGATCACTGAAATACCGCGATGTTCGCCGCTGATCTCGACGCGCGAGCCTCGTTCAGTGCGGTAGTTTTCGGTCGTCATGGCATCTCAACCGCCAGCGCGGCGGCTTGCTGGGCGAGCGCCCAGGCGCGGATGTCGGTCATGGCGCCCGCTCCACGAACGGGTCCGCGCCGGGCGCGAACAACGGGTCCCCCTCCTCCGGCGGCACCTCCGCTTCGTCCGCGTCGTCCTGTTTCGCGATGCGCTGGTGCGCCTGGTCCAGAATGTAATTCAGCCGGTCGAGCGCGCCGTTTGTCAGCCAGCCCTGCATCTGGGCGATGCGCGGCGCCGCCAACATCGCGGGCAGGGCCGAGGTATCAGCCGCCGCGAATTCGAGCGCCGTGCGGTCGAGCCACTGCGCCGCGGTCTCACGCTGCGGCGGTCCACCGCGCTCCACCGCGGGGGGGCGAGAAGCTGGCATCGGGCCGCGTGGCCCACGCCGGCTGGCCTCGCCGTCGTCGTCATGTTCATCCGAGAGGATCATTGGGAAAACCATTCCTAAAAGGTAACGTTTTAGGTAGGTCGTGGTTGAGCCGGTGATTTGAATCGGCGTCATCTGCACGCGCGGCCCGCCGCTTCCCTGCCCGCCGACAGGCCCCTCCAGGGAGGTCACGTCCTCGTGGTCCCCCTTGCTCAGAATGCACGTCACGCACTGCCAGCCGGGCTGCGAAGCGGTCTGAGAGCCAAACCGCAGGCTCAACCCCTCGGCGGTGACCGCTGGCAGGATGACCTTCAGCAAGGCATCGAGCGTGGCGTATTTGTTGTTCAGGTGGCTGTTTTTCCCGTCCTTGAACGCCGCGTCCATGCGCGACTGCGCGGCGGAAACAGCCTGATTGAACACGCGCCGGGCGGCGGTCGCCTCACGCTCTCGGAGGAACGACACCGCGGTTTCGAATTTGGCGCTGTCGAACCCCGGGTCGGTGGCCGCGCGCATCAGCAGGGCGGTCACGGGGTCCGGATCGCCGCCATTGGCGGCGGGGATGATATCGCTCATCACACAGTCCTTATCTGGAGGGATTCGGCGCCCTCGACCAGTTCGGCGCCCGGCACGGCCTCGCCCGCCTTGATGGCGCGCCGGATGCCGTTCTTGTCGATCGCGCGTGTGGTCGTGATCACCCAGTAGCCGGGTGGGATCAGGTCCTCGTCGGTCGGTTTCACGCTCTCGGGATTGCGCCTGATCGAGGCGCTGAGATCCGGCAATTCGAAGCGGCGCTCGCCGGTCTCCTGCATCATCGCCAGCGCCGAGGCGCTGACGCTGGCGGCTCGGCGTATGTAGCGGGCCTGACGTGCTTTGAGGTCCTCCAGTCGTTTGGTGGCCTGCTCGGCCATGTCGCGGGCGTGTATGGCGCTCCGCAGCAGCCGCGCGAGCAACGCCTGCCGGTCGGCCTCGACCGGGCCGAGGGCTTCGTAGAGGGCGACTTCATCGTCGGCCAGGGAGGGGTCGGCGAGCAAAAGCCGGTCGCGCGCCTGTTCCCAGGCGGACATCACTTTCTCGATCTGGTAGCCAGTCGGTGCCTTGGGTGGTATGTCACTCATTGAGTAGGTTTCCCTTGTGTGAGTTTCGAGGTGGCCCGGCCCTCACGAAGCCGGGCCGTCCCGGTCAGTCGGTCCAACGCCGCTGAAGCGCGTCCCAACGAAAACCGATAATGGCCATGGCGATATCTGTCGGATCGTCGCACCGGCAGCTTCCGTCGTCCCGGTAATGATCCGAATGCTCCATGACGTGATGCGGGCATTGCTCCACGACCTCGTAGGGCAACCCGGTAATGTCGCGAAACCACGACTGGTCAGGCATCGGTGCGCTCCCCAAGGATGGATTCGTATTTGACGATCCGCCTCACCCCCAGTGCATCGAGAATCCGCTTGCCGGGCAGCGCGCGGTTCCGCAGCACGTCGTGAGCATAGGACGAAGAGAGGCCGTGAGCCGCCGCCCAGGCCGCGATCGAGCCTGCCTGGTCGACGCGCTTCTGCATCAGAAGCAGCAATTCGGTGTCATTCATCATATGCGCCGGTTAGCGGATCGTCGGACGGCTGTCAACCACTATCCGCTGATTGTCGCGCCAGCCCTCACCCGCTGCAACGCCTCGCGGATCTGGGCCGCGGTCGGGCGCCAGCCGAGGCGGCGGTAGAGCCGATACTGAATCACGTCGAGCCGCTCGCCCATTTCCGTCAGCACGTCGAGTAGCTGGAGTGCTTCGGCGGTCCACTGTTGGCCGGTCATGCCGTGTCATACCTCGGCACGCGGATGTAGCATTGCTGCGCGTGGCTCAGACAATAGGACCGCACGATCACCGGAGCGTCGCAGAACCGCTGCGTGGGAGCCTCGTGGTGCCCCCAGAGAGGATACTGGCACCGCCGGCTGGCCGGGACATAGGCTGGCCTGATCGGCGGCACGGTGGGCCTGGGCGGCGGATCGCCGCGCTGCGGAACACTGAACGGCGCGAAACTCCCAAGGGCGATGGGCAGGGCGGTCACTGGTTCCTCCTCTTCTTGTGTCGACGGTAGCGGCGGCAGCGTGGCCACCGGCTCAATGGGCCGGATCGGCCCACCGGAGCGCGGCAGAAGGTCGAGTTTTGCGCGCCGCCGGGTGATCGAGTCATCGCTTGTTTGGAATCGGCGACACAGGTCCATGACCCGGCAGCCGCGCTCCCAATCGATGACGAACAGCGCGTCGGCCTCGGGACTGAGCCACGCTGGAATCACCTCACACGGGGTAAGGGGAACGACCTCCGGCTGGCCGTAGAGCGGACTGCCGACAGTGGCGACCTGGAGCGTCCGCCCGCGCCGGATGACCTGATTTTTGGTGACCTCGATCCCGCGCTCGTCGCGAAGTATTTGGGCGATTTTGCCGTAAGACACCAGCGCCTCGCGGAGTTGTTTTATGCGCCTGTCCACGGTCTCATTGACCCACGTTGATTGCATACTGACCCAGTCCCAGATGTTTCTTGTAAGGGACTGGAAGTTTACCACATCACGCGGCATCGTCATCCCCCAACTCGGCCCAGGCGGCGGTCTGTTCCAGTGTTGACACGACCTTGTCGAGGTCGCGCCGCATGACCCGCAGGCTGCCGACGATCGCGGGGAAGTCCTCGATCAATTCCGCCGGCACTTCGATCGTGTACCACCGGTATTTGCACGCGTTGCACAGGCGCCGCCGCCGCACCATCCCGTGCCAGACGCGGCTGTCGATCACGGTGGACCTGAACCCGGCGCCGCAGTGCGCGCAAGGCATGCGGAGCGTGTCGGCGTGCAGCCCGGCGGGCATTCAGGCCAGCCGCCTCACCAGGTCCATCACGAGAGCCACGATCCGCTCCGGCGTCATACGCTTACTCGCGGTGTGCTTGGCGAACAGCGAAACCGCCATCGCCAGCGCGATCAACGCCACGTCATTCTTGGCCGCGAAGACCGTATCCACGAGGCTTTTGGTCACGTCCGTCACCTCGTCCTCGGTCGTCCCGGCGATCAACTGGCGCGCCATCTCGGCGATCAGCGCCGCCTCGTGGTCCCGCTTCATCGGTTGGCCCGCGCGCCCGGCGACCAGCCTCGCGGTGCCGTCGCCTGCCAGCGCGCGGGCCGACGCGGGCGGTGCTTGCTCACCCCCACGCCCTCACGCGGCGGCGGGGGCCAACCGCGCGATCCGCGACTTCCCGATTGTACACGTCGAGGCCGTGACGCAGCATCGACACTATGACCCGCGTCAGGTCGAGGTTATGGCGCGCCTGGATGCGTTCGATCTCCTCCAGAAGGTCCAGAGGTATACGAACCGATATGCGCTTGGCGAAGCGCGTCGTGTCCTTGTTGCTCATGGTCCGACCATAGCATGAGCGTGTCACGAAAAGCCCCATCCCAGACGCGACCCAGGCATGCGAAAAGCGTGGCACGATTAATCGAAAAAATGCTGGCAAAGCGTGTTCCGGCGTGGCACACCCTTGGGGCGGGAAAAACCCCGCGAAAACCGCGAAGGACGCGAGATATGACCACTTTCCAGCCGATCTCCTCAGACATGACACCCGCGCAGCGTAATGTCGCACGCGCCGCCAATTTCGCTCACTTCGCCAGCAATATGCGGGCGTGGGCCGCGCGCCAGGAAGCCCGCGCGCCGGGCCGCATGGACCACGTCGTCCTGCCCGTCCTGGAAGCGGCGGTCGCCGCCGACCGGGTTTCCGCGGCCTACGCGTCTGGCGACAAAGAGGCGGTGCTGGCCGCGCGCGTAGCGTTCGCCTTCCTCGCCCCGATGGGCAGCAACGCCGCGCACGCGATGGACTGACCCACCACCCCCCCCGGAGACACGCCATGACCAACATTCTCACGATCACCGAATTGACTCGTGTCGCCGTCGTTGACGAGACCGGCACGGTGCGCGGCTCCGATTTCGGCGCGTGCCTGACTTACGACGACGCTGAGTTACGCCACGAGTTGCGCGGCTTTGGCTCCGGCACGCTCGCGCTCTACCAGATGCCGGAGTGGCCGGAGATGACCGACGCGGAGGTCTACGCCCTGCCGAGGTCCGTCGAGGATCTGCTGGCGCATGGCGCGGTGCTGAGGCGCACCGTCACGATCGAGGCGGACGCCTGATGTCCAGCCATTACAGCGACGAAGGCTACAAAATCACCTTTCATCAACAAGGCTTCGCGTCCCGCTCCGGGGCGCGCTCGCAGGACTATTTCAACGGCCTGGACCGGGTCCTGGGTCCCGACATTCGCGACGAAGGCATCCGCTTCACGCTGATCGACCCGGCCTACCTCGACCGTGGCCGCGAGCATTACCTCACGATCTCCTACCGCGTCATCGACGCCGACTACGAGCGCCGACACGGCTCTGAGATCGAAGCGTTGCGGGCGAAGGTCGAGCAACTGGAAAACGTGATCGCGCTGATCCGCGGCCTCGTGGACGACAAACCCCTGGACCCTGATGAGGAGGACGCGTGATGGCGCTCGACCTGACATGCCCGGAGTGCGACGGCGAGGGCACCGTGCTGACGAGCCGCCACGGCGGCAACGACCCCGACACCTGGTACATCGCCTGCGAGACGTGCGGCGGCGTCGGCGAGCGGCGGATTTACTGCGACTGGATCGGCTGCGACGACCCGGCCACCGAGGCGGTGACCTTTCCGACCGGCGAGACGGAACACTATTGCGCCGCCTGCGCCGCCCAGGTCCGCGCCGACATGGCGCTGGACGAAGATGACCTGACCAGGCGAGGATTCGGCGTATGAAAACCGCCCAGGACTACGAGGCCCGCCTGATCGAGGGCAGGCTCGCCGCCGGCCTCGGCACGCTGCGGCTGATCGAGGCCTGCCACCCCGACGCCGCCGACCTGGTCGCGCTCGTCCGGAGCGATTTCGAGGCGATCCGGGAGGTGCTGTCGTGGCGCGCTGACGACCTCAAACGCATGACCGAGTGCCTCGATGGCCTGGTCGAGGACGCCCGCCTGACCGCCGAGGCCGTGGCCCGCGAGGGGCTGACCCGGCTATGAAGACCGCCCTCGCCATGCTGATCCTGTGCATCGTGGTGTGGGGCGCGGGCGCGGTGATTGCCAGGCTATGGCTGGATGCCGCGTTTTGACGCGGATGGCCCCGTCCAAGGGGAAGTTGGACGGGGCCGAGGCGTAAACGCCTCCCATACCGAACCGCGCCATGGCCCGCCCGACCCGGCCAGACCGGACCTAACCCCGGCAGACCCCGCCTTGCCGCGCCACGCCAAGCCGCGCCATGCCCCGCCTGGCCGCGCCGGGATGGCTAGCCTATCCGGTTCCTGACCACCGTTCCAGCGAAAGTTGAACGCCAATGAAAACCGTCGCCCTGCGCCGCCTCTTCGACGCCCGCGTCACCTCCGTCCCGAACAGCAATTACGTTACGCTGTTGTTGCGGCTGGACGACCTCCGCGCCGCCAGCGACGAACTTGACGCGCTCGAGGAAACGCTCGCCCGGCTAGTCAGCGAAGCAGAAGCGAGACGATGAGGTTCATCTGCGCGACAACGCCTCAAGCCACGTCTCGACCTTGCCCACCGGCTCCGCAGGCCCGTCAGGCCGCGCGAGGATGCGGTAAATCTCCAGGAATTTCGCTATCTCTTCGCCCGTGACTATAGGGGCGGATGGTTGCGGTGTTTGATCAGGCATCATCGGAGGACTCCATCGAGTCGCTGCGGGCGAGGATCGCGGACCTGGAACGCGTGGCCGCGGACCTCAAACGACATAACCAAGAGTTGAGGATGGCGATAGCCGCGCTTATGGCCCCGCCCGGCGGGAAGCCGGACGGGACCGAGGCGTAAACGCCTCCCATACCATACCAAGCCTGACCAGGCCCCGCCCTGCCATGCCTCGCCGAACCCGGCCACGCCCCGCCCCGGCCCGCCCTGCCCAGCCTGGCCATGGCAAGCCCTGCCACGCCGGGCCTCGCCCCACCACGCCCCGGCAAGCCCAATCACGCCAAGCCTGACCCGGGCCAACCAAGCCACGCCCAGCCACGCCAAGCCATGCCATGCCACGCCAAGCCACACCGCGCCGCGCCGTGAATGGCTAGCCTAGCCCGCTCCTGCCCGCCGTTCCAGCGAAAATCGATGTAAAGCGCGCTTTACACTATGTCGGTCGTTTCGGTGTTTCGCGGCATAACCCACTGTTTTTGCAACGTGACGTTTTCGCGAGACGGATCACCGCCAGCGCATTAAACTCCCCCAAACATACAAGGGGAACCATCATGCGAAACCTCCTCCTCGCCACGGTCGCCGTCCTGGGCCTGTCTGTCAGTGCGAATGCGACACAAATAATCGCGTTCGGCCAGGTTTCCGACACCAACACGCTGACGGCGGTCGCGAACGGCGCGGGCACGGCCACCACGCTCTCCACCGACTCCGCCATTTCGATCACGCAACTGTTCGGCAACGCGCCGACCACCGGCTTCCTCGACCTCAACGCGACATCGATCGACGCCGCGCAAGGCATCGGTCCCGCGCTGTTGCAGCACTACAGCGGGACGTTCGCCATCACGTCGTTGGCAGGCGGCGCCGGAACTAATTTCCTTTCCGGAACGTTTTCCGACGCGGCGTTTGGTTTGGCGACCGGCGAACAATTGTCCATCAACGTCGCCAACCCGCCTGATACCCTCTCGCTCACGTCCAGCGTGATCGCGGCGGCGGATCTCGCCGCGCCGAACACCTTCACGTTGTCATTGTCCAACCTGGCGCCCGCGCTCGCCCTGGACAACGCGACCTTGGCGAGTTTCTCGGCGTCCTACAGCGGCGTGGCGTCGTCCACCACCGCCGCCCCGGAACCGGCCTCGCTGGCGCTACTGGGCGTGGGCCTCATCGGCCTGGGCGCTGTCGCCCGGCGTCGGGTACGTAAAGATACGCATGCGGGTCTCCCGGCGTGAGGGCTTACCTCCTCGCGACCGCGGCGGCGATCGGCGTCGTCGCGGGCGCGCTGTGTTCGGCCCCGGCCCATGCCGCGCTGATCACGCTGGGGCCTGACGCCGCCACCGAGGGCCTGGTCTACACGCTGGAAGCCCAGGCCACCGCCGATCCGCTCACCGAACAGTTCGCGCTGGTCATCGCGGGCGAGAACTCGATCGCCGACACGCGCGGCGGGCGCACCGGGATCAACGCCATCGCGTTTAACACGGTGTCCAAAAACAACCCCTCCAGCGGTCAGGTCGTCGGTGTTCGCGTTAACGGCGTGACGACCCTGGGCGCCAACGGGTTCAACTTCGTCCCCGGCGGGCTGGCGTCGAGCGGCTGCGACGGATCGGGTGGGTTCTACTGCTTCGACAACACGCTGATCCCGCCGACGCCGGTCGGGTTGTTGTCAGGTCCGATCGTCATCGGTTTTGAAGCCACGCTCACGTCGGGATCATGGGCGAACTACACCACCGCGCTGAAGATCGACTGGGTCGGGAGCCAGAACAACTACTCGCTGGTCTCCGAGGAAATCCCGGTGAACACGACCTGTCCGGACTGCGTGATCAATCCGGTCATCGTGGACACGCCGGAACCCATGACCTTGGCTGTTTTGGGAACGGGCCTGGCCGGTCTCGCCGTCGTCCGTCGTCGGCGGCGTTACGGTCCCTGACCGTCGCCCGCTGACTCAACCGCCGGGGACCAGACCGAGACGGCGATCGGGTTACCCGGGAAGGCGCCCCCCCAGCCCTGGCTCGGTGCGGGGGGGGCGCAATTCGTGAGGATTCCTGCCAATATCGCGGCTGCAATAATGTGTCTCATGGCGCATTATGTTGCGCCGCAGCATGAATGTCCAATGACACGGGCATGACGCGCCCGGAAATGCGCTAGACTCCGCGGGCAACCACGGGGAATCGGACCATGGCGATACTGACGGTGCAGGCGGGTGGCGACATCCAGGCGGCGATCGACCGCGCGCAGCCAGGCGATACCGTCCAGGTCGCGGCGGGATCTTACGTCAACCAGTTCCTGTCGGTGTTCAAGGACATCACGCTCATGGCGGTCGGCGGGTTCGCCGTGATGACCGAAACGATCCAGCCGCCGAACGGCAAGGCGATGATCGATGAGGGCGGCAACGTAACGATCTCGGGGTTCGATATCTCTGGCGTAACGGTGCCCGACGCCAACGGCGCAGCCGTGCGCTACGAGTCTGGCAACCTGACCCTGAACGACGTGTATTTTCACGGCAATCAGGACGGCATCCTCGGCGCGCCCGATCCGAACGGCTCGATCACGATCGATCGTTCCGAGTTCGCGTTCAATGGCGTGGGAGGTTCGGGTGGAACGCACGATATTTATATCGGCATGGTCGCCAGTTTCACGCTCACGAACAGCTACATCCATGACGCCAATCAGGGTCACGAGGTAAAGTCCCGTGCGGCCAACAATACGATCACGAATAATCGACTTTTTGATGGCAATTCTGACGCGAGTTATACTGTTGATATTCCTAATGGTGGCAATCTCAATCTGGCTGATAATGCGATAGAGCAAGGGCCGAACAGTCCGAACCAGAACATCATCGCGTATGGCGAGGAGGGCCTGGCCTACCCGTCCAACAACGTGTCGATGACCGGCAACACGATCGTCAACGATCGTTCCGGTGGCGTCGGCATCCTCAATCCAACGGGCGTTGGACTGACATCGTTCGCGGGCAATTCGGTGTTCGGCCTGGCGAATCCGTTGGGGGGCACGGTGGTCGCGCGCCCGGTGCTGGATCTGGCGCCGATCGGCTTCCTGGGCGGAACGCCACCCACGCCAGCCACGCCGCCACCGCCAGCGCCCACGCCCCCGCCGCCAGCCACACCGCCTCCCCCACCGCCACCTCCGGTTTTGACGATCGATCAGTATCATACCCTGATGCTGACCGATTTCACCGCTTACAGCGTGGCGCATCCCTCGGTGTGGCTGTCGTCCCCGGCGCTGTCGGCGATCACCTTTGAGATCACCGCGAAGACGATTCCGGTGGGCCACGTCGCGGGCGATCTTTGGAGTTAGTCGCCGGGGTGTCGCGTATCCAATTGCTGACGATGCGTCGCAACAGCTTCGCGTGATCGTCGCCGGCCTCAAACCGCGCCTCCAGGGCCGCGAGCGTGCCGGCGACGACATTGCACTGCGCTCTTTCAGGATATTTTAACACCCTTGGCATGACCATAAGATAGCCTAGCCCCTTGACCCGGTCAAAAAATTACGGCTAGGCTATCTCTCGCGGTGTGGCGCGGCGTGGTTGGCCGTGGCGCGGCGCGGTTGGGCGGGCTTGGGTCTGGCAAGGCGAGGCTGGGCGGGGTCAGGCGAGGTGGGGTCTGGCCGGGCGTGGTTTCACAGGGGGAATAAATGGCGAAGGTCGTACGAATAACAGATAACGTAACGAATGGCGGCAAAGAGGCGATCAACTCTGAGCTGCCGTACGTCGCGAATGTCTCGATCCGAGGGTCAGCCGATGTTCTGTTCCATCGGTGGAACGCGGAAAGCGTTGAGACCAAAGGGAAAGCCGCGAAAAACAGCGCGGCGAAAAAGACCGACGATGTCGAGTCGTATGTCTATCGCGACGAAAATGGAATGATCTGCATGCCCGGGGAATACCTGCGTGGCGCGATCATCCAGGCTTCGAAGTTCAGGCAAGATCCGCGCTCTCCAAGAAAGTCCGCCATGGATCTCTACAAGGCGGCGATCGTTTCGCTGACGCCGCTGGCGTCTTTTGGGACAAAGGACTGGGATTACGAGGACAGGCGCCGCGTTGTCATTCAGCGTGCTGGCATCAACAGAATCCGCCCGGCGATGCGGGTCGGCTGGACCTGTGACTTCAGGTTTTTGGTGACGCTACCGGAATATGTCAATCAGGATCAGTTGCACGAGGTCGTCACGCTCGCTGGCAGGATCGGCGGCGTTGGCGATTTTCGACCAACCTACGGACGGTTTAGCGTCGTGAAATACAGCGTTTCCGAGGCGTAACAGGTTCGGCGTGGCGCGCCGAGGTGGGGTGTGGCCCGGCGGGGCACGGTCCGGTTAGGCAAGGTGTGGCTTGGCGCGGCCCGCCGTGGTTAGGCGAGGCGCGGCGAGGCAGGGCGTGGTCAGGTCAGGCGAGGCGCGGCGAGGCGTGGCAGGGCCGGGCGGGGTAGGGCGCGGCGGGGCTAGGCGGGGTCCGGCGTGGCGGGGCTTGGTAGGGCGAGGCGAGGTGGGCGCGCATCCAGGTCGGGTGCGCGCCCTTTTCGTCATTTAGGTTCGGCGGTCGGCGGCAGCGTATTGTCGGGGTTCACCGGCGTCGGCGGCAGCGGCATTCCCGGCTGAAGCGAGGGGTCGACGCACACATAGCGCCAACCGACACCGGGGATTCCACAGACCACCCAATACATCTGAGATGGCAACGAGTTGTCGGGGCGCGGCGGCTGCGTCGGCAGCGTGTTGTCCGGGGTCGCGGGCTGACCCGGCAGGGTGTTGTCCGGTCCCGGCTGGCTGCCAGGAAGTCCCTGATCGGGCCGGTTGCCGCTGCCCCAGCCCCCGCCCCAGGACGGCGGACGACCGATCGGTGGCCAGATCACGCCAGGCGGCGTGGACGGTGGCGCGGGGACGATCGGATGCGCCGGGCTGGGTGGCGGAAACGTGCCAGGCGGCGGCATCGGCAACCCCTGGTCCGGGTAGGCGGGCATCCCGGGCAAAGAATTATCGATTCCCGGCTGTTCGCCCGGCAGTCCCTGGTCCGGGTGTCCGCCGTGGCGCACCTGTAGGAATCCACTGACGAAAGGCATGCTGCGTCTCCTGTTTGTTGGGGTGGCGAGCGTGGCTAGCACGCCCAGTGACGCGGCGCTCCCTCGCCCGCGTTACGGTTTGGCTCGTTCCAGAGCCTTGAGCCGCTCCTCGGCGCGGGCGATGGCCTCGCGGTGGGCGGCGTCGTTGGCCTCCAGCGCGCGGCGCACGTCCTGCACGGTCGTCCGGTTCGTGGCCATTGCGCCCTGCATGGTGGTTATTTCGCCACGCAGCACGTCGACGCGCCGCTCCAGGTGGTGCATCGAGGCGAGCCATGTGCTGGCCGCGGCGACCCCGCCGAGGATCGTGCCGGCGAGCGCGAGGAGCGTGGCGGCGATGCCGAGGTTGGCGCGTATCCAGCCTGACGGTGTGTCAGCCAGACGATCGGCCTAGTCCGCCATGACACGCCCGGCGAGGCGTCGCATGTTGGCGATCGTCTCGACCAGGGCTTCGTGTTCTTGCCGGGCGGCGGTCAGTGTTTGTTGCATGTCGCTCAGTTCCGCGCTTTTCGCCGCGAACGCCCGTTCCAGTTCCGCCATGCGTTGCGCGTTCGCCTCGCGCATGCGTTCCGCCTCGGCGTTCGCGCTGGCGATCGTGGCGTCCGCGCCCGCGCGTGCCTGGTCCAGCGCCTCGCCGCCCGCCGCTTTGGCGTCGGCCAGGATCTGTCGCGCCGCGGCCTCGTGGTCCTTCAGGTCTTTGGCGCGCGTGGCGAGAAACGTCTTGTGCGCGTCGGTGGTTTTCTGAAGTTCCTCTTTCGCCGCCGCGACCTGGATGGCGAGTTTATCGCGCGCCTCCTCGTGTTCCTTCGCGGCGTGGTCGATGCGCCCGATGGTCTGCAACGCCTCGCCCAGCGCGATGACATCGCGTTGTTTCTCAACCCAGCGGCGTACGAATTCCGCTGCTTCGCTGAAGTCCGCCATTGTCAGGTCCTCAAGGGGTTGGTGAGATGGAACAGCATCGAAATGGTCAGCGTCTGCCCGCCCGTGCCGGCGGTGGCGACCGGCTGGACGTAGACGGTGTTTTCCAGCACCGCCTGAATCGTTTCGGTCGTCATCGCGATGATCGTGCGGGTCGGGTCGTTCAGCGGCGCGTAGGTCGTACCGTTGTTCGACCCGCGCACCGCGACGGAGGCGCTAGAGAACGTGCCCGACACATGCACCGATCGATCGGAGTATTCCGGGTATGAAACCGGCTGACAGGTGTCCGCGTTGGTCAACGGCGACCACGTCACGAGCAGTGTCGATCCATCGCCCCGGCCAACCGCCGTGATCACCGGATTTATTGTCGCCATTGTTATCTCCTCATTCGTCGGCGGTAATAGTACTGCGTCTCCATGATTCCCGTGTCGTTCGCGGGCACGGTGCCGGTGGCGCTCAACACATGGTCATCCTGCGTCAGGTTGAGGTTGCCGACGATGACGCCAGGCGAGACGACCGTGCCGAACGCGGACAGCGTCTGAGGCGCCTGCGCGATCGACAACGTGCCCGTCACCAGGATCTGCCCCGCCGCCAGCAACGTCTGGGACTGTTGCGTCAGGCCCAGCGCGCCACCGACCAGCACACGCCCGACCGCCGCGAGTGTCTGCGGCTGCTGGGTCAGGCCCAGCGTGCCGGTGACGGTGACCCCGCCCGCGGCGGCGATCGTCTGTGGTGCCTGTGTGAGGCCCAGCGTGGCGCCGAGGGCCACACCGCCGGTCGCGGCCAGCGTTTGCGGCTGTTGAGTGAGGCCCAGCGTGCCGTCGACCGCGACCTTCGCGGTGCCGAACAGCGTCTGCGACGCCTGCGTGAGATTGAGCGTGCCGACGTTGCCGCTGACCGGATCAGCGACCGTGCCCGTGGCCGCGAGGGTCTGCGCGCCCTGGACCATGTAGCCGGGGTCGGAGAAAGCCCGATACGGTTTATAAGGCGGGATGAAATCGGCAATATAGCGGCACGTACCGATGGTGATCGCCAGTTCATCGATGTAGCCGTCGAAATTAGCGGACGCGCCGTCACCGGGGTCGTTGCCGATTCCGGTTATGGAGGAACTCAAATAAAATGGTGTGTTACGATAACCAAAGCCCGCGATAGAACCGTTGACAAAGGCTCTAAAGTTGGTGGCGTCTCCGGCGAGCGCGAAATGTATCCACTTCCCGATATCTGTCGACGCGAGTATGGTTAAGCCGACGAGCTGGTAGTCACTTCCGTTTGTTGTGTAGACGAAAGTAAAGGTGCCGGAATTGACGAGGGCCAATACCCATTCGTTGCCGCCTGGCCCCCATTTACCCGTGAAAATGCGGGTTCTGGCGGTGGGATCGGTGTTAAACCAGGCCCAGAATTCGATCGTGAACGGCGTAAAGCCAGGGATGTGGAAGTCACCCGGCCCGCCTATCGCCAATTGCGAGATCGTTGACGAAGGCGGGCCGAACGCCATGGACCCGGTGCCGAATTTCGCCGCGCTTCCGACATGGGCATCGCCCAGTGTCGTGATCGGCCAGTTGTTGCCGGATGCGTCGGTGAACACCGTTGTTCCGGCGGCGGCGTCCGCGTGAACCAGAAGATCCACCGGGATCGGGATGGAGGCGTTGGGGTCGCCAAGCCCTCCGCTGATACCGGAGTCGGGACCGACCGTTGCCGCCGCCGAGATCGTGTCGCTGATCTCGGTCAGCGCGAGGATCGCCGTGGGAGGCAGAAGCGGCACATCGCCCGTGGCGGCGATGGTGTGGTTGGCCTGCGCCAGCGGCGCGGCGATAGTGAAGGGCGCGGTTGGCGGGGTAAAAGCGCCACCGTAGCGAGCCACGCCCTTGGTGACCCGGACCTCGTCGAGGTAGCCGGTGAAGCCGTTCCCGGCGTTCACATGATCGCCACCGACGGTACAGGTTCCGCCATTCGCGGAGAAAAAGTCGGTGATGCTTTGTGATGCGTAGACCGCGCCGTTGATGTACATCCGCAGCATGCCGGAGGCGTCCCGGTCAGCCGCGATGTGATACCAGGTGTTGAGTGTGGGAGTGAAACCACCGGGCTGAAGAACCTTGCCGCCGTCGTAAACACCGGTCGTTGACCACAAGAACATCAGGCCGTTGTTACTGTTTCCTAACCACCATGAATCGTTGCCTTCCGGTCCCCACACGGCGGTGATTGCTTTGGTGGCGCTCCCAGGCGCCGACGTGTAATAAGCCCACGCCTCGATCGTGAACGGCGCCGATCCGAACTGAAAATCCGTGACGTTCCCGGTGTCGATGAAGGCACCGGAATCGCCGTCGAATTTCGCGCTGCCAGTCCCGAACTTCGACGCGGCGGTGGTGACCTGGGCGCTGTTGATGACCGACAACGTGTGCGCGTAAGAAGAAGCATCGGTGAATGTCGTCGAGCCGTTGGCGCCATCGGCGTGAATCAACAACACCGTGTTTGTATCTGGAGATCCTCCAACTCCTCCGGTGATGGGTGGTAGTCCGCCGCCCGCGGCGGCCAGCGTTTGCGCCGCCTGGGTGAGAGAGAGCGTGCCGTTGACTCTGACCTGACCAACGGACGACAGGGTCTGGCTGGCCTGGGTGAGCGATAGCGTGCCCAGCGCGGCGGCGACGTAATCCGCCGTGGTGATCGAGGCCGTGCCGATGCGAAAGAAGACGTTGTCGTTGTTGCTTGATCCGGCGGTGGTCTCCTGCCACTCGACCTGAAAGAACAGGTACTGGGCGTTGAGGTCGAGCGCGCCTGGCGACCAGGTGATTGAACTGTTAACGTCTGCCGTGGTGGACAGCGTGACCGTCGCGCCCACGGTGTTGGCGGTGATTTGAGTCGCGCTCGAGCCGTCCGCGTTGGCGGATCGCCAAAAGCGCATGTTGATGTGGCCGACGGCGCCGGCCGTGCTCGCGCGGATATTACAATTGAAGGTCCAGGCGGTGGCGGCGAAGGTGCCGGAGAACGGACCCGCGATGAAACTGTCGCCCGCCGTGGCGGCGCCCGTGCCGGTGCCTCTGGTCGGTCCTGACGTGCCCGCGTTGTAGGAACTGGCGACGGCGGCATCACTGCCTGTCGTCGTGGCGCCCAAACGGCCCCGAAAATACGGCGTGGTGACAGCGGTCTTGGCCGGACCCCAACCGAACGCCGTGTTGGCCGCGGTCGGCGCGCTGCCGTTAAGCTGCGTATTGCCGAAGAAGTTCGGCGTGACACCCGCCGTCCCCAGCAGCCAGATGGTCTGGACGGCCATCCGTCAGTCCACGTCGGACCACGTAAAGGTGTAAGAACAACCCGGCTTGTCGGCGATTTGCTCCGGATTATCCGGCCAGATGTTACAGCCGCTCAGGTAATAGCCGTGCTGGTTCGGTGGTTCGTGACCGATACAAAAGCCTTCGCCCTCTGGCGCCCCGGCATGCACCTCGTAAAGTGGACACATTCCCTGGACCGGCGGATCGCGCAGCATCGGATCGTCGGGCGAAAGCACGGGTGGCGGCACCATCCAAAGCAATGGCGTGCCGACGCAGCACTGGCCGCAGCGGCAGCACGAACCGGAACGAACCCACATTAGGTTGTTCTTTTCGAAGCAAGTCGCGCTCGATAACGCCGCGTCCTTTCGGCTGCCTTGGAGTTAGAATTACCCAGTCTTGGCGGCGGTGGCTCTGCAGTAATTGCTTGACCAACACTCCATCCGAGATCGTTTAGTCGCGTTGCGACGGCAGTCGGATGTTGTCCATATCGTCTAGCCCATTCGATCATTGGAAGAGTTTCCCCTTGGTATTCAATCAAACGAACATTTCTGGGCTTGCGTAGCGGCGGCGGCTCGTATCCAAGCGCCTGACCAGTTGTCCACTTGTCGCGGTCGAGGCGCATGAGGATGGTCAATCTCTTGATGCCGGTTTCAGTCGCCCAATCGGCAAGAATCATTGACCGTCCATTGTAATTGACATAGCGGTTGACGGTGGTGTTCCTCGATTGCTCAACGGGTGTCGCCCAGACACAATTGTCGGGTCCGTAATCGCCATGCACATCGCGCCGTTCGAGCGTCGTCCCTGGCGGACGAGGCCCCATATCCTCGTAGAATGCGCGAAACGCGGTTCGCCAATGCTCACACACCTTGATGCCGCGAGCGCCGTAATTTGTGTAATGATCAGACTTAGAGTTATAGCAACGGGTGAGCATGTTGCGCCACGCCATATACTCCGGCGTCCTCGACATGCCGTGAATGTCGCGGATTTTGTTCGGACGATTGTCCTGCTTCATGACCGCAAATCTCCTTCGCGATCATGATCACCTCCCCCTCAACAAATAGCAATACAGTTCTACGCATTGCCTGCTGTGACCGAGAATGAAGTTACTGTAACCGTCTGCCCGCTGGTGATGCTCTGGTTGTTCAGCACCAGATCGGTCACCGTGCTGCCCTGCACATGGCACGTCCCGGCCTGGTCGTACATGCGCCAGCAGACCGCGGTGCCGGTGCCGCTGGCCGCGACACTCCACGTCCCCGCGATGGTCGTCACCCCGCCGCTACTGGTCAGGAACGAGGCTGGCAGCACGATGGTCGCCAGCGTCCCGGTGGGT